CCACAATTACACAAGTGCCAGTGCCGGTTGCTTTTGTTGGTGATCACATTATGGGTGTTGGACCTAAGAACGATTCTGGATTTAATGAAAGAATGAGTCAAATTGCAGCTGCACACCCAAACTCCCCTATGGGAGACAAATACAAAACAGGAGAGTCACACAAGGCACTCAAAACTAAGGAAGTGATTAGAAAACATCAAAAGAAAAAACCATTAGTTACTAAATAATTTTGGTGCGAGCGAGAAATCAAACTACAGCACCGATGCACAGCATTGATGCAAGCTGGGTAGTCACTCCGCTCATGCACCAGAGAGAGGGGATTAGTACGGTATAGCCTGAAAGAGAATCCCCTCTCTCACTCTATAAATAGGATACGAGATGGCCACGAAAAAAAATAAAGAGATTAATAAAAACAGTTTAGTCAGTATAAAACCTATCACTGACAATCAAAAAGAAGTTTTTTCAACTTGGAAAAAAGGTAAGAACCAATTTCTTTTTGGTTGCGCTGGTACAGGTAAAACATTTATTTCATTATATTTAGCACTCAATGATATCTTTGATCTAAAGTCAAAGTATGAGAGAGTAGTTTTAGTAAGATCACTTATTCCTACCAGAGAGATAGGATTTCTGCCTGGTGATGAAGAAGATAAGGCTGCGTTGTATCAAGTACCATATCAGAATATGGTGCAGTTTATGTTTGAAATGCCCAATGAGCAATCATTTAATAGTCTATATGACAAACTAAAAGGTCAAGGAAGTTTGTTCTTTCTATCAACTTCTTTTCTAAGGGGATTGACATTTGACAATACTATTGTTATAGTAGATGAGTGTCAGAACTTAAACTTTCACGAACTTGACACGATTATTACTAGGGTTGGCCAAGACTCTAGGATTGTATTTTGTGGTGACTTTGACCAGACAGATTTACAAAGAACAAATGAGAAAAATGGGCTACATGATTTTTTACGTATCCTAGAGGAGATGGAAGAATTTAATTGCACAGAATTTACTATAGGTGATATCGTGCGATCTGGTTTTGTTCGTAGCTATCTTATCAACAAAATCAAATTAGGAATAGGAATTGAATAATGGACATAGAAAAACTTAGAGAACAATTAGAGATTGATGAGGGGGTAGTTCATGAGATATATTTGGATCACCTTGGTTATCCTACTTTCGGTATCGGTCACTTGGTCACAGACACAGACCCCGAATATGGAGCCAACGTGGGAACAAAAGTTGATGAAGCTCGATGTATTGAAGCCTTCGACAAAGACGTTGAAACAGTGATTGCAGATTGTCATGTGCTGTATCCAGACTTTGATGATCTACCAGAAGAAGTTCAACAAATCGTTGCTAACATGATGTTCAATATGGGTCGCCCACGTTTGAGTAAATTTAAGGGTATGAAACGTGGAGTAGATGCCAAAGATTGGAAT